CCAAGAATAGAATGGGGCGAGTAGGTTGGGTTAAATGTAAGTTTGATGGAGAGTATTCTAGGTTTTCAGACGAGGAGATAAACATTTATGACAAGTAAAATCACAGAGTCAGCAAGGGATATGCCTTGTCAAGTTAGATTAGAGGGTTGTATGCCCGAAAATAATACTGTAGTTTTTGCACACATGAATGGTGGTGGCATGGGAACTAAGCAATCAGACCTCTTTGGAATGTATGCTTGTCTTAATTGCCATGATATTATTGATGGTAGACGACACCTTGATCCACCAATAGAGAGTGAATGGTTAGAACATCAGATATTAAGGGCAGTAATTCATACGCAAAAAATACTTCTTCGTAAGAGATTAATTCAGTTAAAATAGGGGTTCTTTTTTTAATAGGAGAAAAAGTATGTTAGACAAAGTAATGAGCATCGCAGATGCTAGTATAAATGTAGGTATTAAACTGATTAGTTTGGCAATCGTGTTACAGGTTGTCTTTGGTCATAGCGTACCTTTCTTGGGTGGTAATGTAATCGGCACAATCATAGGAATCATAAATCAGCTAGGTTCAGCAGGTTTGGTGGGCTTACTAAGTGCCTTGATTATATGGCGTTTATTGGATGATGATATAAGAAAGGAGTTATCCGAATGAACTACCAAGAGTTAATTGACAAAGTATTGAAGAATAGATCGCTTACAGTTTTCTTGGCGATAGTGGTTCTGGCAATGCTATTTGGGTGGATAGGTGGTTGAAGATATAACCAACAACTCAATTTCCCCCGACTACTATAAGGTTGGGAAAAGAATAGAAGTTATTGATTTTATTATCGACCAAAAGATGGATTATTTGACGGCATCAGCAGTGAAGTATTTATGCAGATGGCAACATAAACATCGTGGTAACATAAGTGGGCAAATCGAAGATTTGCGTAAGGCTCGTTTCTTTATCGACAAACAGATAGAGGAACAAATGAAAGACAGGCAAGGGATATGAGTCATAAGAAGCCACACCCAATTAGAAACAAACTACATCACGCAGTCCGTCAAGGCGTGATGTTTCTTCCTAAAAAGATTTTAAATAAGAAGAAGGAAAGCAAGAAGTACCCAGAGTATGAGCATACAAGATGAAGAATGGTATGGAACTAGCGTACACAATTACAATGAGGAACAATCATTAGATAAGATTTTAGAACTAACCAAAGAGGCGTTAGAATTAGCAAGAGAAGAAGATACACCAAGAGATATGGAAATGCGATTTTTGTTAAGTATGGCGGTTGATAAATTAGAATCTTTTAGATATGAAAACCCAGATTATCTCACATCAGTTTGATATAAACCCTGTTCCTGCATCAAGACCGAGAGTAAGTAGATGGTCTACCTACTATCCAAAGAAGTACACTAAGTTTAAAAAAGATATGGAAGCACTTACAGGTGAGTTAGATACGACTCCCTGTGAAAGTCTAGTCGTTGTTTCCTTGAGATTTAAGATTAAGATACCTCAGTCTTGGTCAAAGAAGAAAAGACTAGAAAGAGAGAACACCTATTGTAATAATAATTCTGACATTGATAATTATATCAAAGCAATGTTAGACTCATTGAATGGTGTTTATTTTATAGATGATAGACAAGTAGTTGAAGTCTTTGCTAGTAAAAAATATAGCAATGAACCACGAATCTTGTTTACAATGATGGAGATGGATAATGACAAAAGGGGAGATGTGTGAAAAGTTAGCAGAAGATTACGCCCAAAGGGCATCTAACAGAGGAATGGATTATAAACAATCTTATAAGAATTATATGAAACGAACACAGAAATTAAAACCCCAAGAGTTATTTGAACGATTTTCAATAGTAACAAACTTTCCAACTGTCATTAAATCTAGGAGAAAAGAGGAATATGTTATCACGAAAAGTGATGATGATTGTGAAGATGGAGTATGTAAATTATGAAATTATATTATGCAGGATTTTGTGTGTGGCTTTTATTACTTGTAGTAATGCTATCAAGTTGTAGTGAATTTGAAGCGAAGATAGAAGAGATGAATCAAGAAAGTTGGAGAGATAAAACTCCTGTAACTCGCTATGACTAAAGAATGTGTACACACCCAGTTGCACGAAGCAGATGAATCATTAGTTGATTTTACTCAAGACTCTGAATATCAAAGAATGTTCAATCAGCATACTGATGCAATGAAACAGCAATCAGAACTTATAGAGCAATGGGTTGAAGAAGAAGAAAAAAGACCACCACCAATGCCACCTAAATCTCCATATAAATAGTTTGCATATACTAAATACAAGGTGTATAATAAAGGTAATTTAATTAGAAAGGTAAGAATATGGAGTTAGCAGTACACCAGATTAATGTTAAAGTAAACAAAACAGATTTGAATTTTATTGATGCAAAGGCTAAGAGATACGGATTATCTCGTTCTGCTTTGCTAAAGATTATGGCACTTAATGGAGAGTTGTCTGTACAGAATTTAGACAAACCATTGAGGATGCCCAAGACATAGTTTTATGGGGGTAACTTCCGACAATGAGTACATCATTGCACTATCATTCCCCCCGACTCATAGAAGGATGGTAGTGAATTTATTAACTGTTGTTGCTATGGGTATGTACAAGCAACAGGCAGGGTTTAGTAAGCCTTAGGAACGAGTTTTCTACCTTGTACTTGTGCCGAAAACAAGGTATCTCAGAGGAATAAGAGGGGGTTACAGGCGTTATTATTATTAAGTAATGGTAAGCCTAGAGTTTTATATATCAACCTCTGTATT